CTCATCTACATTGAGCCGTGGACTACCTTCTACTCCAGCGGATCAATGGATTGGTCGCAGAAGTCCGACGAAAATGCGGAGATGACGATGATATGCGGCGATCCTGAATTACGCAAGCGCTTCACCTTTGCCTACCGCGATGGTGGCGAGGCGCTATCCAAGCAGTACCGCAACACTTGGCAGACAGGCTATGGATCGAGGCAGTACGACACCGACAACTTCTACGGCCGTGGTGAGCAGGTCATCGAAACAAAGGCGGCGACAGTCATCCCGGCGCAATACCGCACGAACATCGTCATGGGCAGGACGTGGGATGTGGAAGCGGATGGCAGCATACGGACGATGAAGACAGGGTACAGGCTGGCGCAGTACAACTACGTCAAGATGCAGCCGTCACCAAGTGGCAGCGTTGAAACGTGGCTTTGGATTGATGGCTTCAAGACCACGGTAAGTAGCTGGGTGAGTGGCGACACGTTGCCCTATATTGGTCACGTTGACAACCCATACAACCCAAGTCAGGACTTGGCGTTTGGTATGCCGCGGCAGCTTTACTTCGCCTTGCCGGATGGTCAGGCAGGATTTACGCCGTACACGAACAATAACCTATTCAACACCTACTGGCGCAACTACATCGAAGAAATCGCAAGCAAGGAGGCGATGCAGGTTGAGGCAACCTTCCTGCTGACCGTCACCGACATTGCGACGATTGACTTCCGCATCCCGATCTACTGGCACGGCATCAAGTGGCGGTTGCTTGAGATAAAAGATTACAGGATCGGGCAGAACGTCATGTGCCGGGTGACGCTGCGCCGCATCTTAAACCTTGCAGAGTTCAGCGCGCAGTCGGTCAACCCTGTTGGCAACTACAACCTCAACGCGGAGGTGCAAGGTGAGTATTACCCGCAAATCGTCAACCCAATAAAAGGCAAATAATGGCAGAAGTAGACAAAGAGATCACCGTCAAGGTCAGGGCGGAGGACGACACCCAGAAGGCGACGCAGTCGGCAAAGGCGCGCCTCCGCGACTTGCAAAAGCAGATGCTTGACCTCGAAGCGGCTGGCCAGAAGAACACCGACCAGTTCCGGCGGATGGCTGCCGAGGCAGGCTCGCTGAAGGATGCCATCGGTGACACAAGCGCACAGGTCAAGGCGTTGGCATCGGATACGCGGACGCTGGACACGTTCACCTCTGCTATCCAAGGCATCGCAGGCGGCTTTGCCGTTGCGCAAGGTGCAGCCGCGCTGTTCGGCGAGGAGAGCGAGGATGTTCAGAAGGCAATGATGAAGGTGCAGGCGGCGTTGGCGTTAGTCAATGGTGCAACGGCTGTTGCCAATGCGCTGAACAAGGACTCCGCGCTGATGGTCAACCTGAACGCGGCGGCGCAGCGTGCCTATGCGTTGGCAGTGGGCACCAGCACAGGGGCGCTGAAGGCGTTTAGGATTGCATTAGTCACCACTGGCATTGGTGCGGTTGTGGTTGCGTTAGGATTTGCGATTGAAGCTATGATACGATTCACGAGCAAGACCGATGACCAAAATGAGGCACAAAAGGACTTAAATAAGTCACTATTTGAATCGGTCAACATGCTTGACCTCTACGAGCGCAAGTTGAAGGCAGAGGGCGCGACTGATGAGCAGATCGCCAAGATTAGAATGGCGCGATTTGAGCGTGACCTACAAACGTCATTGTCATTCCTTGCGGTGTTGAGGGTGCAGATGAAGGAGAACTCAACGCAAGCGCAGCGCGACCTTGAATTGCAATACATGCAAGAGATTCAGTTGCTAAAAGTCAAGATTGCCGAAGAAAATAGAATCCTCCAAGATGCAAGAGCGGCAAGGGCATTGCAGGCGAAAGCAGATTTTGAAAAGCGAAAGAAGGAGAATGAGATGGAGTACAGGGCAGAGCAGATCACACTGCAAGAGCATTTAGACAAAATGTTAGCGACTACGCGCAGCAATGAAGATGTCAAATTGCAAAAGCGAGGCACAAGCATAAAATACCAACTGGACTTGCAACGGCGCATGCAGCAGGAGGAAGAAAGGCTGGAGCAGATGAAGATTGACACCGCAGCTAAAACGTTTCAGACGCTCGGCAACCTGTCTACGCTGTTTGCAGGTAAGAGCGAGAGGTCACAGCGTCGTGCTTTTGAGATTAACAAGAAGATGTCGATGGCGCAGACGTTGATTGAAACATTCAGCGCTGCACAAGGGGCGTATAGGTCGCAGATGGTGATACCCGATCCATCGGCACCAGTGCGCGCTACCATTGCGGCGGCAGCGGCTGTTGCGGCAGGGTTGCTTCGCGTGCAGCAGATCAGCAAGCAGACGTTTCAGTCGCCATCGGCAGTGACTGGCGGCGGAGGCGGCGGCGGATCAGCACCGCCAACGACAGGAGGCTTCGCATCGGGAGGCGGAGTGATGAACCCGAATAGCCAGCTAACTAACCCGAATGAAGGTGCAGGCGCAGGGCAAGGTCAAGGCATGCGCGCCTATGTCGTTGAATCAGACGTGCGCACAGTATCAGGGCGATTGCGTAGGATCAGCGAATTTGCACAGTTGGCGAATTGATGATATTTAAGGCTATGGAACTACCAGTTTACCTGATGACCATTGACGAAGTTGACGAAGGCGTCAGCTACGTCGCACTCGTTGAATCCCCTGCGATTGAGCGGCCATTTCAGGCGTTCAGCAAGGAGAAGATGCGGTTCACCGAAACAGGCGAAAAGCGCGTACTAACAGGGCCGTTGATGCTTGCAGACACGCCGATCATACGCCGCGACAAAACGCGGGGCGAATACTTCGTGATCTTCCAGAAGGAAACGATCCGCAAGATGGTGCAGAAGTATTTTAAGCAGGGCAACCAGCATAACGTGAACGCCGAACACAGCACCGCCATTGATGGCGTCTATATGTTCGAGAGTTACCTGATCGACAGGGAGCGCGGCATCAACCCACCCAAGGGCTACGAGGATGCGAAGGATGGCAGCTGGTTTGGATCATTCAAGGTCGAGAACGACAAAGTCTGGGAGGAGCGCGACCAGTTCACCGGGTTCAGCATTGAAGGCTACTTCGGGATGCAACCTACGGACACGGAGATAGAGGTGGCGATGGCGGAGTTCGCTCAAGCCTTTGAGAGTTTTTTGCATACTATCAAAACCAATGATATTTAACACTATGAACCTATCAGATCGAATTTCAGAATTAACCCGCGTGCTGCGTAGCTTCTCCGCTGCGCCAGCACCAGCCGCTGCGCCGTTGGCGTTCAGCGACTACAAGTTGGAGGATGGCACGATGATCCGCGTGGATGGCGAGCTAGCCGTTGGCACGATGGTCTACGTCGTGACCGAAGAGGGACTGCTGCCTGCACCTGATGGCGCACATAGCATACCTGAAGTTGGAGTGGTGACTACCGAAGGCGGCAAGATTGTCGAGATCGGCGACGCTGCACCGGCACCGGCACCTGAAGCTGTTGAGGCGCAAGAGGTAGAGATTGAAGTCACACCCGAAGGCGAAGAGATGCCTGCTGATCCGCATGAGGAGAGGATGCAAGCTATGGAGGCGGCTATCGCTGCCTTGGCTGCAAAGGTCGAGGAGATGATGGCGAAGATGGGCGGCGAGGTTGAAGCTAACGCCGCAAGGTTCAGCACCATTGACACGGCGTTGTCAGCGTTGGCGCAGATGCCTACCGCTGCGCCGAAGAAAAGAGCAAGTGACGCGGTTGTGGAGTCGGTGAAGATGAGCCGCGCCAACCGTCTTGCAGAAGTACAAGAAACCCTAAAAACCCTAAAAAAATAAACTATGTCATTTTCAATTTCAGGACTAACCGACTATGTGGAGCAGAATAAGCTCCCGTTGTTGACTACTGCCGTTTTCGACGCGAAAACGCAGTCGCTCATGCAGAAGCGCGTGGGCGTGAAAAATCAAGAGGCGTTGAACCTTATGGACACCGACGCCGTGTTTCAATCCGCCACAGCATGCGCGTGGGCAGCCAGCGGCACAACGTCATTCAGCCAGCGCGTCATCAGCGTTGCGCGTGTCAAGGTGCAGGAGGAGTTGTGTCCTCGTGAGATGGAAACAAAGTGGCTTGCCACCCAGTTGACACAAGGCAGCAACTACGAAGGTGTGCCGTTTGAGCAGGCTTTCGCAACGCAGAAGGCTAAGAAGATCGCCGCTAACATCGAGACTGCTATTTGGCAGTCGACATCGGCGACAGGCGCGTCTGGATGGACTGGAGGGTCGGCTACAATAAGCGGTGACGCGACTTTGAACAAAACCGTAGGACTTTTGCACCTGATGGAGAAAACCACGGCATCAGCGTCTATCGTGTCATCCTTGGCAGGTGCTGCGTTCAGCGATGCGACTATCGTTTCGGCTTTTGAAAACGTATATCAAAACATCCCTGTCGCGATCGTGAGCAGGCCTGACCTTGTTGCCTTTTGCGGATGGGACGTGTATCGCTTGTTAGCTAATAAGCTGGTCAGCGAAAACCTATTCCAAGGCGACCTCGGACAGCTTGGTGGTGGTGAGATGTTCTACCCCGGCACGAACCTCAAGATCGTTGCAGTCAACGGTATGAACAACACGCGCAGGATCGTTGCTACTTCGCTTGAGAACCTGTACTACGGCACAGACTTGCTCTCCGACGAAGATCAATTCCGCATCTGGGCATCCTACGACAATGACCAAGTGCGCTTCCAAGCAGCGTTTAAGTACGGTGTGCAGTTTGCCTTCCCTGAACAGATGGTGTTGTATAAAGCGTCTAACGCGACTACACCTGCAGGCTGATGACGTGGGGAGGGGCAACCCTCCCCGCTTCTTTTCTTTTGTCAATAACTAAACGAAATAGACATGCCTTGCGCCTTAACAACTGGATATAAATTAGGATGCCGCGACAATGTGGGCGGCATCACGGAGGTACGCCTCATCGCCTTCAACAGCGTCACTGGTACTATTGCCGTGGATGCTTCGGGCGTTGTCACTGGCACTTTCCCTGCATCAGGATTTTACAAATACGAAGTACCGAAGGGCGCTGGTCAGTTCACCGAAACTGTCAACGCCTCAACCGAAAACGGCACGATTTTCTACCAGCAGGAGTTGGTATTTCCCATTAACCGCATGACGCAAGCTGTGCGCAACGAACTGCGACTGCTGGGGTTGAATAGGCTGATGGCTATTGTCACTGACAGGAACGGCAAATACTGGCTGCTGGGTCGCTCGAATGGTTTGGATGTTACTGGCGGCACTGCGCAGACAGGAACGGCGATGGGCGACCGCAATGGCTATGAGATGACGTTCACAGGCATGGAGGAGTTACCATGCAGCGAGGTGTCTTCATCAATAATTTCAGCTTTGACCAGCGGAACGCAGATCACTGGCGGTTCGTAGCGTATATTAGCGTGCATTTTGGTTGGTTGGAGAACCCTGCGTATGGTGGCGCAGGGTTCTTTTTTTTGGGCTAACTTTGTTGTATGCGTGTATGTATAGTTTATAATCAGCATCCGACAGGGTGCAGCTATTACCGCTTGGAGATGCCAAGCAGTCGCGTCCATGAGATGTTCGGCAGCGAGGCCGAGTTCGTGAGCATCGCTGACGTGCGCACCATGAGCGATGAAGAGCTGCGGACTATCGACGTGTTCCTGTATAATCGCACTTGGATCGCAGGGCCAATTGAGGCGGTCAAGCCTGTCGCTGACATCCTGCGCCAGTACGGAGCGAGGATCATTCTTGATATGGATGATTACTGGCACTTGGGAACTGGGCACAGTTTCTACAAGCACTACCACGACACGAACATGTCTGCGATTGTCGCCGAACACGTCAAGCTTGCGGATGCGGTCATCACGACTACGACGTACCTCCGCGATGAAATCGTCAAGCTCAACCGCAACGTGACAATCTGCGAGAACGTGCCGCACCTACTTTACGACCAATTCAAACCGCAACCTACCAAGAGCGAGCGCCTACGCTTCGGCTACTTTGGCGCTGCGCAGCACACCGAGGACGTGGCATTGCTGGAACTGCCACTGTCGCGCCTCTGCGACGATCACACGCTGGAAGGGCGATACATGCTGTACCTTGCCGGGTGGAATGAGGGCAACCCGATATATCAGCAGTATGAGCAGGTGTTCAGCAATAAGGGCAAGAACAACAACTACGGACGCATACAGGCGGCGGATATTTACAGCTACGTTGGCGGCTACAACTTCATTGACGTTGCGCTTGCGCCGCTTCGCGACAATAAGTTCAACAGGTTGAAGTCGGAGTTGAAGGTCACCGAGGCCGCATGGATGAACAAGGCGATCATCGCCAGCAACGTCTGCATGTATGCCGACTGCATCACCGACGGCTGGGATGGCGTATTGGTCGACGAAAAGCAACCGAAGAAGTGGTACAAGTCGATGAAGGCTATGATCAACGAGCCAGCGATGGCGCGTGAGATGGCGGACAGGCTGACGGCGAAGATGCAGAAGCGATTTGACATTGATGAAATCACCAGACGCAGGTTCAATTTGTA